CTGGACACCCAGGCACGCGACACCCTCTACACCGCGACCTCGCAGGTCTTCGGTTACGTCAACCCCCCGTCGGGTGCGATCACGCAGTGGTCCCCCTACACCCAGGGTGCTGTCGGTACCGGAGTCGCCGCCGAGGGCGCACACCTCTCCACGGCCACCGTCAAGGATGCCGTCGAGACCCTGGCAAGCAAGAACGTCCCCCGCTTGGGTGAGACCTACGTTGCCTTCGTCCACCCCCACCAGAGCCGTCGCCTGCGTGACAACCCCGAGTTCATCGAGGTCACGAAGTACGCGGCTCCGGGCAACTTCATGCTCGGTGAGATCGGTCGCCTCTATGACTGCGTCTTCATCGAGACCACGCAGATCGCACCCAACGTGGACAGCGCGGGCGCGGATGTCTACCAGGCAGTGTTCCTGGGCGACAACGCCTTCGGCCACGCGATCTCGCTTCCGGTGGAACTGCGCGACGGTGGCGTTCTCGACTTCGGTCGTGAGCACGCCCTCGCCTGGTACTCCATCTGGGGCCTCGGCAAGATCACGGACCGCAGCATTGTGCTCGCAGTCACGAACTAACTAAATGTCGTTGGTTCTATAGCCAGTTCGCAGTAGAGTAGGGACTGGGCCCTCCGGGGCTCGGTCCCTACTTTGCTGTGGAGGGAAGGTCATGGAGAACTGCTGCTTGGTGGAGGGCTGCGACAGTCCTACCCACGCCCGTGATATGTGCCAACCGCATTACCGCCAGTACCGCCGCCGGTTGCGCCCCGAGGGGCTGAAGAAGCCGGGACCGAGACCGGACCCGTCTAAGCCCTACTCCAAGCACCGGCCGCCAAGGCAGCGTGAGAAGAAGTCTTCCTGCAAATACGGGCACGAGTTCACCGCAGAGAACACCTACATCGATCCAACAGGGGCTCGGCAGTGCCGCACCTGTCGAGCAGCGCGGGCGGAAGAGAGCAGAGTCCGTAACGGTGGGATCAAGAACCCAGGTGTCGGCTATGGCGGCGTCAACCGTGCGAAGACACACTGTAAGCGCGGCCATCTTCTCGCGGGAGACAACCTGCTACCTAGTGCGGTAGAGAAGGGGAAGAGAACCTGCCGCCTCTGCGCCAATCTTCGACGTACCCGGCTCTACGGGATCACTGAGGAGCAGTATCTACAGATGCTGGTCGATCAGAATCAACGGTGTTCGATCTGCAAGACGGAGTTCGACGGGAATCGGTCCCCGCACATCGATCATGATCATTCCTGCTGCCCGGAAGAGAAGACCTCGTGTGGGAAGTGTGTGCGTGGGATCTTGTGCTTCCAGTGCAACGCGGGGTTGGGCAAGTTCAACGACGACCAGGCGCTTCTGGAAGCGGCTATCGTTTACCTTGGGCTTACTACTCGCGGTGACCAACTGACGTTGGTAGTCTCCCCGTAAGGAACTGGGGCGGCAGGATAGAGCCTCCGGATAGGCGCTTTTCCGGAGAATAAGCCTTCCTGCCGCCCCTCTTCTTTGTACAACTCACTGGAGGAACATGATGGCGACAGCCAAGCGAGCAACGTCCAAGCCCAAGGTCGGGGACTTCACCGGCAAGCAGCGGGAGACCCTGATCGAAGAGAACGCGGCCGAGGTCGCGGAGAAGGCCAAGCAGGTCTCGATGGCGACCGCCGCCCAGGCGGAAGAGTTCGCCGCCAACATCCACGAGGCCAAGCACCCCGAGTCGGTCACGATCGTGGACGAGGTCGAAGACCTCGGCGGCGTCGAGAAGTCCGACTCCGCTCAGGTTGTCGTCCGGGTCAACGAGGACATCGAGGACATGACCTACGGCTACGGGAACACCTACAGCATGAAGGCTGGCGGACAGTACCGCGTTCCCAAGGCGGTCGCCGACCACCTGGAACGCAAGGGCCTGGTTTGGCATTAGTGCCACTCTATGACCTGTGCTAGATTCGGCGGATGCCACGCACCGCCAAAGAATCTCGCCCGCGCATCCTGACCAGGACGACATCGTTCGATGACCTCTACGAAGAGGGCCCCGAAGACGAGTGCTGGATCTGGCAGGGGTCGGTCGATCCCTCCACCGGCTATGGCCGGTATGGGAAGCGGCGAGCACATGTCATTGCGTGCGAGCGGTTAGAACCAAGACCCTCCGGCAAGCACGTTACTCGGCACTCCTGTAACCAGAAGTTGTGCGTCAATCCGGCGCACCTCTGCTGGGGAACGCAGGCAGAGAACATGGCGGATGTTGCCCGTGCGGGCAATCGCAAGGGTGAGAATCAGGCCATGTCCAAGTTGACCGAAGAGCAGGTCCGCGAGATCAGATCCTGCGACGAGAGCACCAAATCGTTGGCCAAACGGTTCGGAGTTCATCCCGTGACTATCCGAGATGTTCGTAATAGACGAACATGGGGTCACCTTGAGTAGCAGGTTGGATACCCCATGATGCGCTATCTGTTCCGCCATCCGATTCGGTATTACCGGCGTCGGAAGTTGATCTATCGGCTGGCGCAGATCTGTGATTCTCTTGAGGACATGGATCGCATTCTCGTAGACATTGATGATCTGACAGACCGCCAGATCATGCTGGCGATTCTCTACGAAACCTATGGATTGAGGAAGAACATGGCAGATCTCTCACAGGCAGTGGCCGACCTTCAGGTCGCTGTCCAAGGTGTGGTGGACCGGGTTGGTCCCACCGTTGATGACCTGAAGGCACAGGTCGCCGCTGGCGTCGCTGCGCTGGAGGCGTTCGCTGCTGCTGACAGCACCGAGGACGCTGCTTACGAGCAGGCGATCGCGGACCTGCAGGCTGCCCTGCAGTCCCAGGTTGATGGGGCGCAGGCTGCGGCCGACTCCATCGGCGCGTCGGTCGCGGTCCTGAACGAGGTGGCGGCTGTCCCGGCTCCCGACCCGGAACCGCCCGTCGAGTGACGTTCACTCTCTGCCGGAACCCCCTCCCCTCGGGAGGGGGTTTCGTCTGTCTAAGGCCACTGCAGGACTCCCTGCTACGGCACCATAGGAGTAGATCGGAAGGGGTAGCCCCGTGTCGCTGACACTTGAGTATCTCGTCGGGCGGGTACGCCTGGAACTACGGGATGAAGCCACCCCGTTCGATGACCAGTTCATCGCCGATGGTGCCGCCGTCCAGTATCAGATCGACTACTACCCCCTGAAGCGGGAGTCGCTGGTCCTGACCGTCAACGGTGTCCCCTACACCGACTGGACGGTGGACTCCCGGCATGGGGTCTTCCTGTTCGACTCTCCCCCCAACGAGGGGGCGGTCATCGCGATCGCCGGGGTGCAGTTCAAGTACTTCAACGACGACGACATCAGCATCTTCTGCACCGAAGCCCTCAGGGAGCACTCTCAGGGCCGTTTGGATCAGTACGGGGTCCAGATGACCCTCGACAGGATTCCGGCCGTTGAGCACCACTTGGTGGCCGTCAGAGCGGTCATCCTGGCCCTGTGGGCCCTGGTCACCGACGCCTCCTTCGACATCGACATCCACGCCCCCGATGGCGTCTCGATCCCGCGCTCGGAGCGGTATCGGCAGTTGATGAATACGCTCGATGCTCGTCAGGCGGAGTACGACTCCTTGGCCAAGGCCCTGAACGTCGGACTGTTCCGGGTTGAGGTCTACACCCTGCGCCGGATCGCGAAGCGGACGAACAGGTTGGTGCCGCTCTACATGACCCAGGAGTACGACGATGCCCGGCCCCCGACCCGGCTGTACACCGAGGTCAGTACCCAGGGCACGCAGTTCCCGGTCGAGGATCTTCCGACGATCGACCTGGTCATGCGACGCGATGCGTTCTTCACCTACACGATCACTCTCAATGTGGACCTCACCGGCAAGACCGACAACCTCAAGGCCGTGGTCATGAACTACCCCGGTCGGGTCGTACCGCGGGCCGAGTTCGATATCGAGATCGAGGACGAGGACACCGGAGAGATCACGATCTCGATGGAGCCCGACATGAGCAAGTGGGTTCCCACCACTGCTTACTGGCAGTTGACGACCAGCACTGATGAACTGGGCGGCATCCTGCTGGCCCAGGGCAAGGTCCAAGCCGAGCGGGCGATCTCGTCCGTCATCCCGTTGTAGGAAGGTTCTGATGGCAGACGTACTGGACATGCGGCCCAAGGCCCTGGACCTGATCGGGACTGCGGGAGACACCATGACCGCGAAGATCACCTTCGCCGAACCGGATGACTACGACCTGGAGACGATGTCCTGGTCGGCGAAGATCCGGGCAGAGCCAACCGACGAGGACGCGGTAGGGGAGTTCACCATTGACACCCACGCCGACGGGGTGTTCATCACGTTGGACGCGGAGACCAGTAGGGAACTGTGGGAACTGCGGACAGAGGCCAGCGCGGACTTCTATCGTCCTACTGATGTAGACGGTGAGGGGGTCGCGGAGTTCGACCCGGCTGCCTACGGGAAGCAGGTGCTGCCCGGAG